GTATTTAAATAGCGAGGCTACGGTGTATTGGCACGAAAGATAGGGTCATTTATTTCAATGAAGTCCACGTTCCCTTCCAACCAATCAATGTCTGCTTGCATCATTTCCAATCTCGGGTCGGTGTTACTTAGCCAGATTCCTGGCTTGCCCCAGTGAACTAGCTGGGGTTCCTTGTAGAGGCATTTAACCGTGACCCACTGTTGGCAACCCAGCCATTCTTTGTAGCTTGGAAAAAACTTGATTCCACCCCTGATGTCATCGAATACTGCATATTGGGCCTTAGATCCTTTCATGCATTCGGTGCCTGAGATGAGCCCAACGCAGTAAATGTGGCTGCCTAGGCTCCTAGCCCACAGAGTTTTTCCCACTCTTGTAGCACCATATATGCATAGGGATCTACATCTACCTAGCAGAGTCAGTATATGAACTTGTAGACGTGGAGGGGCTTCGGCGAGCAGAAGAAGCCCCGGAGCGAAGCGCAGGTCGCGACTGATAGTGGTAGCCGAACCCGGAGTCGTCGGCTAACAACTTACCTACGAGTGGTTCATCAGATCCGATTCCAGATTGTTGTAGCCAATCATGTCGTCCATCCACATCATCCCCAAAAAATTCAATTCCGGCTGGGTGCTCATAATCGGGAGGGTCAACCGCAAATTTCCAGTCGGCGTACTTGCTGAGTTGTCCGAAAGAGCACGCAGCACTCTTGGGATCCAGTCGGTGGACCAGTTCCCAAAACTCCTCTCGATTCTCTGCACGCGTAATCTCAGACCATTTCTCCATAGTCGAGCCATCTCCAGCTCGGCGAGGTTCTGGTCTTTTGAGATCTCCGCCCACAATGTCGCCATCTTTGATTGCATAGTCGTATCCTTTTTCTGGTGTTCCTCTAGAAGGTGCAACGTTTGGGTGGCGACCGTCCACATCGAATAAATTAGCTTTTCGACTTCGAAGCTTCCGTCCGAAATCAGCGAACACGTGGAGATGAATTCCTCCATCTTGGTGATTTTCTCGTCCAATGATACAGCTGCCTCCCAGCTTTGTAATGACGTCCACAACTCTGTGTGGTGAGAGGTCTCCACATTGGGGGTAGGTGAGCAACGCATATTTTGCGCTGAATGCGAATGGCATACCGAAGTGTCCTGGGCGAAACTAATATTATAGCCCAGGACACAGGGCACAGCCCGTGTATTTATACGTGTCCTTACCCCCCATTGTTCGTCAGACAAAATGGCTAAAGATGGCGTACCGAAGAGCAACAACACGTTTTACGCGAAGGTATCCAAGGAAATCGACCGGAAGGGCGTATGGTGGGGCAAGAAGCCGTTTTCGCCCCCGGCGCTCATACGGGAAGACGCAGTCATGGAAGAAGCGGTCAGTCCGCAAGCCAAGAAAAGCAATGCAAAAGCAAATCCTGGAAGTGGCGTCAACCAAAAAGAGGGATCACATGGCAAGTTGGCCGTCCACGGCAAACGAACCGGGTCTCGAGAATACTAGGTTGTTTGATCCTGCAGGGTACCTGTGGTGTCCCACAGCTCGCTACCGCGCATCTGCGCCCGGCAATTACGATTCGGCCCGAACAGCGGACACGGTGTTCTATAAGGGTATCAAGGAGCAGTTGACATTACGTACTGGTGGTGCTGCGACTTTTAGGTGGCGTCGAATTATATTCGAGATGGTTGCGCCGCCTAGTGCCGAGTTTATCTCGGTGTACAAGTATGTTGCGGGCACCAATGAGACCGACAAAGGTGGTATTGAGGCGGACCCCGCTCTTGGATATGAGGGAGTTATTACGTACGGACGTCCTTTCAAGAAGCTTACGACGCAGGAGCTTGAGTCACTCGAGTCCCTGTTGTACAGGGGAGTGAGGAATATCGATTGGTGGGACCGATGGATTGCGAGAACCGATGTGTCACAAGTTAAGGTTCGCTATGACAAAACCCGCATTTTCCGGCAGGGAAATGACAACGGAGATATCCGTCAAGTTAAGCAGTGGATCCCTCTCAATGAGACTATGAAGTATGACGAGGGAGAGCTTGGGTCAGCTGATGTTGCTGGGATGTTCTCTAACGGGCAGCGTAACACGATGGGCAATATTTTTATTGCTGATTTCTTTCAGGGCAATACTGCTGATACGACTGAAGATGAGTATCTGTATTTAAATAGCGAGGCTACGGTGTATTGGCACGAAAGATAGGGTCATTTATTTCAATGAAGTCCACGTTCCCTTCCAACCAATCAATGTCTGCTTGCATCATTTCCAATCTCGGGTCGG